AATCCAGCCACAGCCATTTCGATCAAATAATCTTGATCTGATGTTTTTATAATATTGTGAGGTGGATAATGATCTTGAGCGTGTTTAGCAGTAAATTCTAACTCGTTAAACAGATGGTCAAAACCAACAAATGATGAACGTGGGAATAGTGTTTGTAAGCCTGTCATTGTTATCTCCTTTTGATCAAGCAAGATTAATATGCAACCGAATTATTCCGCATTGCGATACTATATATAAGCTATTTGTTACTGATTGTCAACGTATTCAGGAATAATTTTTGAACCATTAAGATGAGGCGCTCTTTTTATCCATGCGTTTTTGATTCTAGTGTATTCTTCTTCTCTACCTTGGTGTGTATTGTTTCCCACAGCAAACGACACTCTTTCGCTGTGACCAACAACCGTGTGAGGAACGCCCATTGGAACAAACATTAGATCATAAGGTTGTATTAGTTGTTTCTTATCTTCGAATATCCAAGTAGATGCCCCCGTAACATTACCCACAAAGATGTCAAACCCATCAATGTGCCATGGATATCCATGACCAGCATCTTCACCAACAAAGCATATACATTCTATTTTTCGATCGTTTAAACTTCGTTGTAGATAATTGGTAACATCAAATAAGAATGGGGGACACCAATCTTCTTCATGAACTCTGTGTACCTCTTGCATGTTAGGGGTAGTTCTAAAATTCATGTTGTTTTGATTAACCATCATCAAGTTGGTGGCCAGGTCATCAAAGTCGACTGAATCATATAGATCTGCAAAGTTACCAAGATACAAAGGGTATATTTCTTTGCGAGCGCGATCGAGTTCTTTAAAGTCAATGTTAAACATACTTACAGGGATCTCCAGGTCCTTCTACTCCAAACGAAAACCCTAGCCTTGGCATAGCGGCTTCAACTCTATGATAGGTTCCTCTAGGAATCCAAATTAAATCCCCAGGCGTAAAGTGCCAAGCGTCTAACATTTCACCTTCTTCATCCTCGGGCAAAAAGTTTTTACTTTCTGCATTATCATATCTTCTCCATACTGACCAAACTATTTCTCCTATCACTTGTAGATATAAGACATCCATTCCATCAGCATGAATTCTAAAACTTTCACTGCCTACCTCAGGACCATAGAATCCCAACATAGTTATCTCGTGCTTATGAAAAACTTTCTTTAGCTCTCTGTATATGATTTTGGAGAACTCAGGTATGCTACCACGCAACTGCAGCTGATTAAGCTCAATTCTTTTAAAGCTGTCCATAAATTTGATATGTTCTTTAGGATGAGACCAAAGCATTTTACTAAAGTAAAACATATCCCAACCAAGAGTATCAACCACATTACCAAAATGATGATACTGCTTGTGTCTTACTTTTTCGAGTACTTCTTCTGTAAAAAGTTTATCCATTACCTATATTATACTTTGGACAAAGTTCCCATTCATTCTTATCTTTAAATGATATAATCTTTATCTGCCTAAGTGGTGCGCATTTTAGTGGCTTTGCTTGTGCAAATTCGAGTAATCCCCAATCGCTTAGAAGAATGGCAATTGTGTTGCGTCTTTCAATGTCTGATTGTTCTAGATTTGCTTTCTTACCATCTAATAGAAAAAGCTCTTTAAAATGAACGATGAAGTATCGTCCTTGCTTATGTAAGATATGACACGACTGAAATAGCTTTTTTTCTTTACGAGATGCAACACCTATGCGTGTTAATGTTTCACGAACCTTTAAAAAGTCATCAGGCTCATTTAGTACAATCTCCAACATAGCTGTTGGAGTCCATGGTTCAATTTGTTCTTCCACCTTTGCTCACCTTCTTTGTTAGTATAGCTACTTGCTCAGGTGATAGGAGTGACAAAACTTGTCTAGCTTTTTCGTTGCTATATCCATAGTACTGTTTGATCACTTCAATATCACTTTGCTGCTGTTTTTTTATCCATTTCGAAAAGCGCTTGCGCTTGCGGATAATATTTATAAGAAAGTGATATTGTAGTTTGTTATCCAAATGGCGATAACGATTTACGATATTAGCAAAAGCAACAGTGTCAGAAAAATAAGATAGGCTCCGATTGATAAGAAAACTATTGTACCTGTTCTCAATGTCTTTCGATCCATTATCCTCCTCCATTAGATCTTGCTTAGTATGGTTAATACTATTTAGAAAATCAAAAGGGTTCATCAACACCAACCTAGTTTATAGTCTGTTTTATACATATGATAAATTCTATCATAAAGGCTTTTTGGTAGATCATCAATAGTAAAGTTTATGTTGCTTGATCGATTTTTTTTCACTCCACCATCAAACCACTTTAAATTAATGTTTTTATAAGGATCCCTGTTTTCTATTAGAAAATCTACATATGAATCTACTTCTGACATCGACAAAACTATATCATAGTCTTCAGGAACACCCATATAATAATGTTGAGGAAAGAAATGAGTATCATCCATCCATTCCACAGAATTAATAGTATCTAGAAACTCTTCTAATGACGGCTTTGGAAACACATTCCATTTTATATTCATATCATCATATATGTGAAATTGTTTATACATATAATTTACGGCTGAAACAATTCTTTCGATAGGATCTCTTTTAACTGCAACTCTTGTAGAATTTTTTCTAAACTGAAACTGATATGATCTAGGATCTATGTTATCAAGATCCAGCTGATTGTAATACTCTGTTCTGCGAATCTTTAAACCTGCAGATACTCGTCTTCTTATTTCACGATCTTCTCTTCCAGCCAATACGAACCATACAAATTTAAAAGTACTGCAGGCATTTTTAGCACAGCATCTGAAGTCAATGTTGTTATTAAAGTATAGAGTGTTATACATCTCACTTGGATGTTTTATAAAATGACTTGGCTGCCAATGAGTATAGACCTTATTAAATTCAGCTGATCTTACAGCATTAATTAAATTCGACATTCATCATAACCTCAGTCAAACAAGCTACAGTATTTAGCTCGTGATCAGCAACAAATGCATCTTTGTATTGATAATCAGCCAGTATTAATATCAGTTGGGGAATAGACTGAGGCTTAACCGTCTCAGTCATGTTATCATAGAGACCGCGAAATATAGCAACAGTATCTATATCCATACTGTCGACTACCCAGCGTCTCATACCCTTAAAGTTTTTCTCTTTCAGTAGTTTTACTAACTCGTTAAAACTATCACTAGAGCCACCACTTGTCCTAGGAATGCTAAGGCTAGTGCCGGTAGTAGAATATCGTTGAGCTTCATTTAAAACCCTCCTCCAATCAGGTGCGTGTTTCATGATTAGATCAGCGGCTACATTCTGATCATGGGTGACCCCTTCCTGATCTAATATATATACGAATCTTTTGTAAAACAGCCCAGCTAACTCAGCCATTTCTTTGTTTGTTGTGTTGAATTCGTATACACCACAGCGAGAGTGTAGTGGTTCGATTATTCTATTCTTGTAGTTACAAGTTAGAATAAACCTACAGTTGTTCGAGAATTCTTCAATGAATGCTCGTAGTGCAGGCTGTGTAGATTGTGGATTGAGGTAGTCAGCCTCATCAAGAATGACTACCTTATATCCTCCAGACAAAGATACTGTTGAAGCAAATTGTTTAATCTTACCTCTTAGTGTATCGATATTACCTTCTTCTGACCCATTGATAGTTATGAAGTCGAGTCCAAGTTGTTTACATAGTGCTTTAGCAACTGTTGTTTTTCCAAGACCAGCAGTTCCTGTGAATAGCATGTTAGGGATTTCTCCGCTATCAACTATTGCTTGAAATGTTTGCTTCAACCTATCTGGTAGTATAACATCAGATATAGTTTCGGGACGATACTTCTCAACCCAAAGAAAGTCTTTAGACATTATTCACCTTTTCATTCTAAGTAAAAAAATCCCTTCCGCTAAGAAGGGATTATATCTGATGTTAAAACATATGTCAATCCCTAGTCAGCTTCTTCCTCATCAACCTCACTAGCTTCTGATTGGTGTTGCTCACACAACTGAACAATTCGAAGTGATTGATCACGAAGCCCTCCAATAGTGGAGAGTTCTTCGCCTTTAAATGCTCCCCGTTGAGTTAGTGTGTCAATAACAGCAACCACACTTCGTGCAACGCGATTACTTAGTTCATAGATTTCATCATGCATTTCATTCTCCATATTGTGATGATTTTTCTAGGGCTATAAAGTATTCCATCTTATTATCTTGATTTGAAAATCTAGAAATAAGTTTGGAAGAAATCTGCACATCATAATCGCCAGGCAATAGCTTTAGATTACTAATGTTGCAGATAAAATTAAATGGTATTGATTGATCGTATTCAGCAGGAATATCAATACTAAATGAATTGGATGTGTTGTTCTCACTATCTTGAACGCATAGTGTGACAATGCCACTTTCTCCAGATACTATACCAAGCTCCGTATGTCCCAATGCGCTAGCTGCACGCTTAATTCTGTTTAACACATCATTGGTTAGCTCAAATGACACATCAGGTTCTGGCATGTTGAATTTATCTGGTGCTTTGGTTAACATCTCTTGATCAGTATAAAAATACTTAATCGTTGAACGACCAGACGTATCACCAATTAGCATATAGCTATCATCAAAACGTACTCGAGGAGTATCAACAAGACTCAATACATTGAGAAGCTCGTTTAAATCATATACACCAAAGTCACGAGGAAAGCTCTGATCAATTAAAGCGCTTCCAAGAACATTACGAGCTTCAGATATTGTCTTAATCTGATTGCCTTGCTCAATAACAATACTAGAATTGATACCAGCAAAGTTCTTTAGTATTTGCATTATGTTTTCATTAAGTTCCATTACTAACTCCACTTAGAAAGCTGTTTGTTCAGAAATACCACGCTTCTGCACTTTTGCATCTCCAATATGATCTTTGTACTCACCGTTGACATCTACAAAATGCATAAAGGTTTGATATACAGCATCGGATTTAAGTTCATTTCTCCAGTGTAACACACTTGGTCCATGATAGACAACAGCATCACCAGGATTCATTATAAATCTTACTACGTCAGATTCCTCATCAGGCTTGACAAAAAAAGGCCAAGGATCTCCTTCATTACGAAGGTTCATTGTTATGCTCCACTCAGCTGCAGCTCTATCTGTATGTTGAGGCAACACTTCTCCAGGCCAATATATTCTAGCAAAGTTAAAACCTATCGCCAGCTGTTTGTCAACAATTCTTTCTACTTTAGATTTAAGTAGCGCTTGAACTTCAGGAAATGGATTGTAAAACGATTGACTTTTTTGACATAGAGCATCAACGTGGGAATCCATAACATCTAGCTTTTCTGACATCTCATCAGCTTGCTCGGCTGATATCATATTCTCGACAAAGTAAAACAATTTACTTAATCCTACTAAAGTTTTTCTCTTTAACTACTTCGATCTTATTCTCAAACAATGTATCAATCATTTGACCTTTATGTGATATAACAAAGACATTGGTATCTTCTCCAAGACTATAAATGATTTTCATAAGATTGTCAACGCCATCAAGATCAAGCGAGCTATCGAATGTTTCGTCAAGGATAAGCAGGTTAGTGGCCACACTATTCTTCATCTTGGCTATCTGCCGCCATGTGAATAGTAAGGCCAGGTCTATGCATTGCTTCTCGCCTTCAGAGAACGAATCATACGTGAATGAGTCACGGTAACGAGATCTGATTGTCTCCTGAAAGGCTTCGTCGAGATTGAACGACACATAGAAGTCAAGTATCTGTAGATACTGATTGACCAACTTATTTATAACAGGAAGGTACTGTTTTACAATTTTTG